CTACGCGCTGAACGTGCGCTTGGGAAGACGCTCCCCCCAAAAGCCGTGGTGCATCATGCGGACGGGTCGCGGTCTGATGATGCCCCACTTGTTATCTGCCAGGACGAGACGTATCACCGGCTCTTACACGCCCGAATGCGGATACGTGCGGCTGGTGGGAATCCTGACCTCGACAAGTTATGCACGCACTGCAAGCGGTGTCTGCCACGCTCTAGTTTCTATCCGAGGACTAGTAAGTACGACGGCTTGCACGACGAATGTAAGGATTGCTCGCGCTCGCGTGCGCGCCGATGGAAGGCTGCGCATCGAAGGGCGGTGGCGTCATGAACCTCGGGCGTCGCGGCTTCCTCGGCGTGCTGGCCTCGGTCATGACCGGCGCGGTGCTCGACCCAGACCGCCTGCTCTGGGTGCCGGGTCAGAAGACCATCTTCGACCTCGGCGCTGGCGCGCCGGAGCTCGCCAAGGTCGTCATCGCCGACGAGTACGGCATCGGCTACGCGTTTCAGCCGGGTGATGTCGTCACCTTCGATGGCAAGTTCGCGCTCCACCCGGTGACGGGGCGCCCGACGGAACACTTGCAGCGCTTTCAGGTGACCGGAGTCGTGTCCAAAAAGGACGGTCTCGCGATACGGGTCATGCCCGAGTGGGACCTCAAAACGGGGGGTGCTACGGGTCAGGCGGACGCGCGATCGTCGCTCCTGGGGCATCCTACGCGGCCGTTTTCCGCGAAATCGCTCACTAACACCGAACGGAGGCGGACGTGACGAAGAATCGAGAACTGGTCGTCCTTGGTGCGGTCGCCGCGTTCGCCCTCCTGGCCGCGCTGGTCCTCGCCGACGTCACCCGAACGGTGGACGCCGCGCCCGCGCCCAAGTTCCAGGCGGGCGAGACCTACTTGTTCGTGTGGGATTGCCTGCCGATGGTGCTGATGCCGGTCGGCGTCAACCCGGAGACCGGGGAGACCACGCGCGCGAACCCGTGCTACGTCGAGACCCTGACCGTGCGGACCGTCTACGACGACGGCTGGCTCGATGCGGTGGACCCCGACGACGTCGCGCACCGAGGCAAGGACGCGCTGGTGTGGCGCATCAATCCGTCGCGGGCCATCAGTATCACGCCGCAGAAGAACCAGGCGCGGCGGGCCGCGTGAACGCCCTGGCCGACCCGAACAATCCGCGTGCGCCTGGTCTGATTCAGGTCTACCGCTGCCGATGCGGCCGGACCGTGAGCGCGATGACGAAGCAGTCGGCGAGCGAGGCCCTGGCGGAGCATCACCGGTTCGAGCGGGCGACGGCGAGTGGGCAGGCGGAGATCCGCGAGCCGTGAAGAAGTTCGCGAAGACGTGCGCCCGGCGCACGTGCGACCTCCTGCGCGCCGAACTCGACCTGCCGCCCGCGCGCGGCGCCCGCTGGCGCACGCTCGCGAACGAGTACCTGTGCAGCATCTGCTACGAGCAGTGGATGGGGGTGCGCCATATGAACGCGGCCGACACCGCGGCGGGACCTGCCGCGGCAGTAGGCTCGCTCTGGCGCGGAGGGGGCGAGGAATGACGGTGGTTGAGAGGACGAGCGCATCCTACCCGCTCTCGACGACGCTACACCGAATTGGGCGCTGGCTGGCCTACCAGGCGCTTCACGAGGTGCGCGCCGCGCTGGAGCCCGGCCAGGTGCTCACCGTGGTCGACAAGCGGCCGGTGGATATGGCGCGGTGGTATCACGTAGGCGTCTCGTGCGAGGTAGGGCTCTTGGACGCATTCGCTGGCCTGCTCGAGCAGTGCTCGCACGAACTGCCTATGCTGATGTGGGCCGCAGGCCGCACCTTGTTGTTCCAACCGCTCTGGGTCGAACTCGACACGCGCGGAAACCTGACCGCGGTGATGCGTCCAGGCGTCGTCACGCGCGACATCGTGAAGGACGCAACGGCGATTCTGGGAACGGCCCCTGTGCCCGAAGGCGTGCCAGCGTTCCGGGTGAGTCGTGACGGCCTCGCGGTGCGCGTGGTGTGGGACTACTCGGTTGAGCACGACAGGTTCGATCTGCGCATGGACATCGCGTTCGATTAGGAGACACGCATGGCTAACCCGTTCAGCCGCCTCAAGGGCGCGGTGCGCGACAACCAGGCGACGAGCGTATCCTGCACGCTCGAGGGCTTGACCATCGCCCTGCTCAGGCACGCCGAGATTCACGAGGGGTTGTGGCAACCGACGTTCACGCTTGGGCGCGCCGCGACGAATATGCGCTGGGCCGAGGCCGGCGCTCCCCCACGGCTGACGCCGTGTGCCATCACGTTCGTCACCGGTGTCGGCCTGCAACGCGTCGAGGAGCCCAACGAGTTGACCGTGGATGCCGCGGTCGTCAACCCGAAGTCGCGCATCCTCACACCGGCCGGTGTGCTGGCGTCGCCGAACGGAGACGGGAGGCCGCACTGAGATGGGGGTTCCCTGCTACCTCAAGGTTCAAGGGCAATGGCGATGCACCCCGGAGTACCGAGCATGGACCATGATGAAGCAGCGGTGCTTGCGATACCGCGTGGCGCGCGGGTGGCCAGTCGCACGAGCCCTTGGACTGGCGTGATGATGTGGCGCCTCTTCGAGATGTTCCTCGGGTTCGTCGTTGAGCGGTTCTGGGGTGACATCTTGGTGACGATGAAGGATGGGCGTATCATCCATGTGCGGGTGACGCGGCAGTACGACGAGGCCACGCTGCCGCGCGTGACAGAGCCACACCGACGCGTGATGGAACGAGCCGACCGCGAATTACTGGCACTCATGACCGGAGACGAGGCGACGCCAAAGCTACCGCCGCCGCAGTTGAAGCCCGAGAGGGGCCCGCAGTGGATGCGATGACGGCGTAAGTAAGTTTTTAGATAACTGGGGTTCCACCCGGCTACGAGGACGACCCGAGCCGTGGGATCAAGGGTTGCGCAAGTTCTGCGCGCCTTTGTCTCACGGCTCTTTTCTTTTTGGAGCAAACGATGGACGCCTACACGCAGGGAGCCGCCGCAGCCGCGATGGGTGGTGACAGTGACCATCAGAGCGCGTCGCTCATGACCGAAGAGGCCGCCGCGCCGGCCGCCGAGGCGGGCTGGAAGGTGGAAAGCGTCAGTCTCCGCAAGGCCGCGAACGGCGCCGTCATCGTGAGTTGTTCGAAGACCCGCGAGCGCACCGGGAAGGAGCGCGACACGATGGGCGGGCGCGAGTACGACTCGAAGGACTACGCTTACTCGAACCTCGACGAAGCCATCGGGTTTATCCAGTCAGAGTTCGCCGGGGCCGAGGCGTCAGACGGCAGTATACCGACGCCCGCGTCGCCGCCACCGGTAGCGTCATGAGCTTCCTCATCGACCCGCACGGCAACCCGCTGCTCCCCTCGACCGGGCTCCGCCCCATCGTGAGCGCCGAAGTCAAGGCGAACATGCGTCAGTTCCTCATCGACACGCTACACGACTGCGTGGCGCACGCCGAGGTCGTCGCCGCCGGGCGCTTCGAGTTCCGCGGCGCGTTCACCAAGGCACTCGGCGCGTTCTTCGGCAACCACCGCGGGCAGTGCGACCACCTGGCCGACGTGAATTTCACCTTCCTCGAGGTCACGTGGCGCGAGCGCTACCCCAAGGTCTCGGCGCGCGAGTTCCTGAACGCCGTCCATGTGCCGTCGCCGGTCTCCGAGAAGGACTGGCAAAAGGAAGTCGACGAGTCGTGGGAGCTGGAGATCGCCGGCAGCGAAGCGGCCATGCAGCAACACTACGAGGGCTCGGCCCGCGTCCGTAAAGGGTCCTGGCTCGGCTCGAAGTCGCACTGATGGCCACCACCGACGGCACATTCGTCCAGGAGAGCGTCGGGCAGGCGCAGCCCGAGGAACAGAAGCTCACGCCAGCCCAGGAGTCCGACAAGGCGCTCGTGCAGGAAGTGCTCGACGCGCTGAAGTTCGGCAAGACGTACGAGGACCTGCAGCGTCGGGCCGAAGACCTGGAGCTGGAATTCCTCGACGACATGTGGCTGGCGGAGCACCGCACGTCGCGCGAGGAAAAGACGGACGACGAAGGGAACAAGATTCCCGCCAAGCCCACGATCTCCGTGCCGCTGCACGACCAGATCATCCAACAGGTCGTCACCGAAGCGCGTCAGGCCCGACTCGCGCTCACCGTCAAGCCGAAAGCGGGACTCGCGAACACGAAGATCGCCGGCTACTTCAAGGGCCTGATTCGCTCCATTCAGGTTGAGAGCGGCGCGCTCGCCATCCGCATCTGGGCGCTCGAGCGCACCGCCAGCGTCGGCCGCGGCGGCTACCGCATCATCGCCGACTACGCCAACGACGGAGACTTCGACCTCGACCTCATCGAAGAGCGCATCCTCGACTACTCGTCCATCTACTGGGACCCGTACGGCACCGCGGCCGACCGCCGCAACGCCGGCTGGAACCTCGAAGTGGAGTGGTTCTCTGAAGCCGACCGCAAGCGGCGGTGGCCGAACGCGCCGCTCCAGGTGCCTGAGAACGCGTTCGATGCCGATAGCGGCTGGTCGGATTGGTTCGCCGCCGACGCCGAGAATCCTGAGTTCCGGCGCGTGCGCGTCGGCACGTACCGCAAGGTCGTCCACACGACGCGGACGCTGGCGTTTCACCCGGCGCACGGCTCGACCTGGCTCGACAAGCTGCCGGCGGAGGCCCAAGCGGCGGTGACGGCAGGCGCCGAGGGCACGCGCCAGCGCGACGTCGATACCCGCAGCGTGATGATCTATATCTGCGACGGCACGCAGATTCTGGAGCGGCGCCCGTGGCACGGCCGCTACATCCCGGTCATCGAGACCATCGGCCGCGAGTACTTCTTCAAAGGCAAGCGGCGCTTCAAGGGGATGCTGTCGAACGGCATCGAGTTGGAGCGCGCCATCAACGTGTGCATCTCGGCCGCGACCGAGGCCGCCGCATCGATGCCGCGGGCGCCCTACATCATGTATGCGGGGCAGGACGATGGTTTCGAGGAGGAGTGGAACGAGCTGTTCACGGCCAACCGCAGCCGCGTGCATGTCAACGCGGTGGACGTCGACGGCAAACCCGCCCCCATCCCGCAGCGTCAGCAGACCGAGATTCAGGCGAATGGCCTGCTGGTCCTCATCAAGATGCTGCACGAGATGTATCACGCGGTGACGGGGAGCGTGGCGCCGCAGATGCGCGCGGTGAATCCGTACGACCGCTCCGGCAAGGCGATTGAAGCGCTCCAGCGCCAGGGCCAGGCCGGCTCGTCGAACTTCCTCGACAACCTCGCGACGATCTCGATGCCCTACGAGGGCATGGTGCTGATTGACGCGATTCCGCACTACTACGACCGCGAGGGGCGCGTCGTCCGCGTGATGGGCGAGGAGAACGACGACGAAATCGCCATCATGATCAAGCGGCCGTTCATCCGGAATGCCGAGGGGGAGCCGGTTGGTGTGCCGTGCCAGGCGTGCCAGGGGAAGGGCGTCATCCCGCCGCCGATTACGGCGTTCTGGCGGCAACCGGAGACGTGTCCGACGTGTCAGGGCTCGACGTTTGCGACCGAAGAGACGATGCCGGACGAGTGGAAGGGCAAGCCGGTCGAGTACGTCGACTTCGGCGCCGGCGTCTACAAGGTGCAGGCCGCGCTCGATCGCGACTACAAGACGAAGCAGGACGAAGCGCTCGCCGGCATGGCGGCGCTCGCCGCGGCGGTGCCGGAGCTGGTGCCCGTCTACGCCGACCTGTGGGTGCGCGCGATGGGCTTCTCGGGCTCGAACGAGATCGCCGACCGTCTCCAGGCGCAGAATCCCACCGCGCAGAGCGATGAGGAGCTGGGCGACATTCCGCCGGCGCTCAAGGCCAAGTTCCAGCACCTGCAGCACCAGCACCAGCAGGCGATGGCCGCGCTCGGCGAGACGCAGAAACTGCTCGACACCGACGCCATCAAGAACGCGAGCCAGAAGGACATCGCCACCATCAGGGCCGCGGTGCAGTACAAGATCGAGGGCATCAAGCAGCAGGGCAAGATGATGGAGCTGGCGCGCAAAGGCCAGCTCGATGAACGGCTCGAGGTCCTCCGCGGACGCATCGAAGGGTTGCACCAGGACGCCGAGCACAAGCACGAAGTGCTCTTGCAGTTGCTGAAGGAGCTCGGGGCGAAGGAGCAGGAGCGGCACTCCGTCGCGCTGCACGACCGCGCCGGCGCTATCGCCGAAGCCCGGCTCGAAGGGCGCGAGGTGCGCGCCGAGGCGCGTGAGGAAGGGCGCGAGGTCCGGACCGGCGCGCGGGACGAAGGGCGCGAAGCCAGGACCGGCGCACGGGACGAGGGCCGTGAGACCCGCGCGGCGGTGCGCGATGAAGGGCGCGAGGTGCGCAGCGATGCGCGCGCCGACGCCAGTCAGACCCGCGTCGAGGATCGCGAGGACCGGCGCGCGGAACGCGCGCGGCAGCACGAAGCCACGCGAACGAATCGAGAAGATTGACAGCGTAATTTTAAAGGGCTTACACTGAGCCCGGTCTTTATTTAAATACGTCGCGGTTTCGAGGACGACCCGAGCCGTGGGAAGGCGCCTAGAGCGCTGCCCACGGCTTTTTTCTTTTGGTGTGGAATGGCCGACGAGAACGCTGCTGCCCCCGACCAATCGCCCGAGGTGAAGGATTCGGACTTCACCATCGAGTCGGCCTCCGCGCCGCTCGAGGCCGCGCCTGACGACACCACGGTTCGCGACACCCCGCAGCATCAGCAACCGGTGCCGGACGACGAGCAGCCACCCGCCGACGACGAGAAATCGGCGGCCGCCGCCAAGGCCGATGCGGGTGCGAAGCCGGAGGGTGCGAAGCCCGCGGCTGGAGCCAAGGCGCCGAAGAAGAAGCCCGGGCTCGAGGACCGCGAACGCGAGTTGCGCGCGCGGGTCGATCGCGCGACCTACGAGCTGCGCGAGACCGAGCGCAAGATCGAAGAGAAGCGCAGGGAACTCCAGTCCGCCGGCAAACCGGCCGACGCGAAGCCCGCCGCCGACGCGCCAGCCGCGAAGCCGGCCGCCACCGAGATGCCGGAGCCGCCGAACTATCGCGACTTCGACACCGACGAGGCGTACGAGGCCGCGAAGGTGCAGTGGCGCAAAGACGTCGCGACCTGGCAGGCGGCCCGTGAGACCTCGTTGAAGGACGACATCACGAAGGGTGTCGACGCGCGGTTCAGTCAGCAGGACCAGGTGCAGGCCGAGACGCGCCGCCTCCAGACCGTGGGCCGGACGATCGAGACCGTGAAGGCCAAGTATCAGGATTGGGACGAGAAGCGCGAAGCGCTCGCCGACATCCAGTCCTCGTGGTACGAGGCTGGGAAGCACGGCACGGTGACGACGCCGTTTCTGAGTGACCTCTCGTTTTGTCTGCTCGCCGAGGAAAACCCAGAAGGCGGCGAGTTGCTGTACTTCCTGGGCAGCGACCCCGCGCGCGCGCAAGTGTTGGCCGATTTGCAACCGTCCCGGGCTCTCCGGGACGCACTCGTCTCGCAAGAATCCATCCTCCCACTGCTCGAGCACTTCGCGACCGACGCCGGTCAGCAAGAGTTCGACCAGTTGCGACGGATGCCCAACCCGGTCCGCTGCATTGCCGCGGTCGGGGCGTTGTCAGCGCGGCTCGCGGCTGCACCCCGTGGCTCAGCCCCCGCCGCTCACACAGTCACCAAGGCACAGCCCTCCGTCAAGCCACCGGTGGGCGCGCCTGGAGCGCGTGGAGCGGAACGACCGAACGCCGCGAAGCCTGTCCCGTTCGAGCAGTGGATGGCGGACGAAGACGCCAAGGAAGCTGCTGAACGCAATCGCCTCTTGGGCATCGCCGGATAACGGTCACTCCGCTAGCTGACGCGCTCACACCCGAGAGGGTCTGAGCGATGACTTTCAATCTCCGATTTGTGTTGCGGCTGGCCTACATGCTGGCCCTGGTCGCCATCGGTGCGTACCTCACGCATCTGATCGGCGAGTCCGCCGTTCCCGGTCTCCTGCTCGCCAACACCTTCGCCACGCCCGACTGGGTGATGCGCAAGGTCGCCCGCCGGCTGGTGAACAACGCCGTCTTCGCGAACAACGTGATGCGCGATTACGACGACGAATACAAGCAGAAGGGCGTCAAGGTCAGCGACACCGTTACGCTGCGCCTCCCACAGCGCTTCGAAGTGACCGTCGGCGCGGTGATGAACGCGACGCCACTGACCGACCAGACGGTGACGCTCTCGATCACCGACCAGACGAACATCGGATTCGAGTACGACACCTGGGCGGCGACCCTCGAGGTCGACGACTACATGGAGCGCTACGGCAATCCGGCGGTCGATACGTTGGTCAACAACATCGACTTCACCGGGCTGTCGCGCATGTACAAGACCGTCGCCAAAACGGTCGGCTCGCCAGGCACGGTGCCCTCGAGCAACGCCACCTACACGCTCGCCAAGACGAAGCTTGTCGAGGCGGCCGTGCCGCGGCCCTACAAGGCGTTTCTGACCGCCGACGGCCACGGGCAGATCGCCAACGGCAATCTCGCGCTCTTCAACCCGGCGGCGCAGATTTCGAAGTTCTTCCGCACGGGGCAGTTCTCGGGTCCGGCGCTCGGCATCGACCAGTGGTACGAGGACGAGAACATCGCGACGCACACCGTGGGTGCGCTCGGTGGGACCGTGCTCGTCAACGGCGCCAACCAGGTCGGATCCTCGATCATCTGCGACGGCGCCACTGCCTCGGTCACGAATTGGGGCCGCGAGGGTGACAACGTCCAGTTCGCGACGGTCCGTGACATCAACCCGATGTCGCATCAGTCGACGGGTCGGCTCAAGGACTTCGTGCTGACGCAGGACGTCAGCTCGGACGGCGGCGGGAACATCACGCTGAACATCTCGCCCGAACTGATCATCACCGGCCCGTTCGCGAACGCGACCAACGCGCCGGGCAACAACGACGCGGTGACCGTGTTCGGCCACGCGAGCAACTTCGCCGCGACCGAGACCCGGATGGGTCTGGTCTACCACAAGGAAGCGTTCGCGCTCGTGATGGCGGACCTCGTGCTCCCCCGCGGTATCTGGATTTCCGAGCGCATCTCGAACGCGAAGCTCGGGGTATCGATTCGCATGTTAAAAGATCACGATATCATCAACGATGTCAGCCCAGCGCGGTTGGACACTGCACATGGTTGGGGCGCGATTCGCCAGGAATTGGCGAGTCGAGTCTGTATGTAGAGGCTACGTCACATGTGTCCAAGTGTCGCAGCGGCGCGCCTTCTCGACGGTTGCAACGGTCACTCCGTAGCGTCGAGCAAGGTATCGAACCGACAGATTGGTTCGACGGATTTCGCGAACGGCATCCTCTGTCAGTCGCGAACGTCCGTGTCTGCTCCCTCTCGCCACGCGACCGTTAATGGCAGCGTGTTCCTTGTTGCCTTTTGCGGTCACGTATTCCAGGTTCTCAGGCCTGTTGTTGCTCTTGTCGCAATCGCGATGGTTAATCTGATGTCCACTTGGACACGGACCAATGAACGCTGTTGCAACAAGCTGATGGATATGAGCCGTCTCGGCTTTGCCGTCTCTCCAGAGATTGCAAATCAGGTAACCATTACGCTTCGGCCGCAGTTGAACATCGCGTCTCGGAAGCCGAGCGGTGCCTCCGAGGTGGCTCGCGATCTGAATGATGGACGCCTCTCGCCGCAGCCGACCAAGCGAGCTTACCGAGTACAGCCCTTCGTAACCTGCGACAGAGCACCACTCTTCAAGAGCCATGGGAGCACCAGCATACCGCAGTGTGCGGTTGCCTAAAGGAGTTGATGACGATGAACCGAATCCTTCGTAACGCCCTGCTGGCGGTGGTCCTGTTCGCGCTGCCCGGGCTCGCCTGGGCCCAGACGCAGATCGACCGGACCACCTTCTCGAGCGCGGTCTCGGCGACGGCCACCCGCCTCACGCTCTCCGCGGCCTCCGGGTCGGTGGCGGGGGGCTATGTCTACGTCAACGGTGAGCTGATGCAACTCACCTCGGCGGTGAACGCGTCCACCACGCAATGGAATGTGCGCCGGGGCCTCTCGGATGGGTCCGAACCCGCGCGCGCCCACGGCACGACCGCCATCGTCTGGGTGATGGGTGGCGGCGAGTTCAAGACGTTCGACCCGTCTGGCACGTGTGTCGCGACCAGCGAACGCTACCTCCCGCACCTCAACGTCAAGAAGAACCGCATCTGGGACTGCGCGGGGAACGGTCTGTGGATGTCGCGCGACGGCGCCGAAGTCAGCAACTACTCGCAGGCACTGCTGCCGTGCGGGGGGAAGCTGAAGTGCCGCGAGGAGTTCAACGGTGGCCATCTCGTCATGCAGGACGACGGGACCGCGAAGAGCGTTTCCGACACCGAGGAGAACTTCGTCTACGGCTCCCCGCTCGGCGCCATCGAGTACCGGGAGGACGTGGCCAAGACCACCAGTTCGTGGGTCACGATCAACGGGCGACTGGACATCTCGGCCGACGACACCGCGGCCGAGGGCGTCGAGATCGTCTTCGGCGCCAGTTCGGACGCGGCGCTGAATCAGGTGATCGATGTCGGCACCAACGGGGCCTGCATCTCGGCGATGGTCACGGTCACGCTCATCGCGGGCGTGGACGAGTTCCACATCGGCTGGCGCCAGAACGAAGCGTTTCAGGACACCGTGGCGTACGCCGGCTACGGCGACTGGGCCGTGATCGGCCTGGTGGACGCCGCTGGTGACCTCGACGCGCAGGACGAGGAAGCCGGCGGGGGCACCCTGAACGACGACACGGGCATCACGTGGGCCAACGGCGAGCGCCGGGCGCTCAAGGTCTGCATCAGCTCCACCGGTGTCCCGACGTTCTGGTACACCGATGCGTCGCCAGACCAGGATGCGCCCATCTACCGACAGGTGTCGACGTCGAATACGGGTGATGCCCTGACGTCTGGTGACGGCATGGTGCCGTTCCTCGCGTTCACGGCGGCCGGCACGACCGACGCGGGCATCCTGATCGACTGGGTGCAGATCGAATACGCCCGCTGACGCGGTGAGAGGCTGAGACGCACATGCGAAAACTCTACGCAGCAGTTCTCGTCGTCGCGCTGACGCTGGCCTGGGCGGGTCTCGGACTCGCCCAGAACAGTGCGGGTGGCTCGTTCGTGCCCAATTTCAACTACGTCGTGTCTGGGCAATGGACGTGGCGGACCCTGGCGAGCCCGTTCATCTTCGAGGGAACCTCGGAGGACGCCTTCGAGACGACGCTCACCGTCACCAACCCGACGGCGGACCGGACGTGGACACTCCCCGACGCGTCCGACCAGTTCGTCGGGCGCGCCACGACCGACACGTTGACCAACAAGACGCTGACCTCGCCCGTGCTGGGCGGCAGCGTTACCGGCACGTACACGCTGGCCGGCACACCGACGCTGACGAGCCCGACGCTCAACCTCCCGATTATCGCGAGCGAATCGGTGACGGCCGCTGGGGCCACCGAGACGTTGACGGTTGCGGACTGCGGGCAGACGACGCTCCTGGACACGCTGGCTGGGTCCGTCGTCACGCTCCCTGCCGCGACCGGAAGCGGGTGCACGTTCCGGTTCCTCGTCACGCTCACGAACACGTCGAATGACCACTCGGTTGTGGTGGTCGGCAATGACGAGTTCGTCGGAGGACTCATCAGCATCGGGACCACGGCGGATCAGACCGATGCGTTCACCGCGGCGGCGGCCGGCGGCGTGGATGCCATTCAGATGAACGGCAGCACGGAAGGCGGGCTGCTCGGCACGTGGATTGTCGTGCAGGACATTGCGGCGGACACGTGGGGTCTCTCAGGCATCGTGATCAGCACGGACGCGTCCGCGACGATGTTGGCGACGGGCGTGGCGAGCTGATTCGCACAAAGGAGTAGTGAGACATGGCGAAACGAGCGGCAAAACCACCGGCGCCGAAGCCGGCGGCCACCGACGAGGACTCGGGCATCTCGCAGTATCCGACGACCAAGTACCGGAAGGTCCCGGTCACGGACAAGTTCCCGCACGGCTACGAGGCGCGGCAGTGTGAGACCGAAGACGACGAGCCGAAGTTCGACCCGTCGGTCTGGAAGGACTCCCCCGGCGACCTGGCGGCGAAGTCTGGGAAGCGGAAGCCTGCCGAGGCCGCCGCGGACGAGTCGACCGGCGACGCAGGCGAGTAAGCGCGCGACCGCGCGCGATCGGAGCGCACTGACCGATGCCGACCTACACGGGAACGCAATTCGCTCGAGCGGCGCTGAAGGAGATCGGGGTCCTCGACCCCATCGAAGACGGCGCCCCCGAGTTGATCGCTGAAGCCTTGGAGGTCGGCACGGACTTGCTCGACAGCCTCCGCAACGAGCACCTCACCATCAGCGGGGTGACGCGGACGGTGTATGCCCTGGCCTCTGGGCAGCAGACGCGCACCATCGGCAGCGGAGGGAATTTCGACCAGGACTATCCGGCCGACATCCGCCGCTGGAGCGTGATTGCCGACAACACCGCGACGCACCCCGTCGAGCAGCACCGCGGCCGTCCGCTCACGGATGAGGAGTGGCAGGCCATCTCGGTCAAGACCTCGACGGGTGTGCCGAGCAAGATGTGGTTCGACCAGCGCTACGCCGCGGGCTTGGCCCGGTTGCTGTTCTGGCCGATTCCGAACATCGCCATCGCGAGCGTGGTGCTCTATCAGTTCGTGCCTGCCATCGTCTCGCTGGTGGCGGCGACGAGCTACGACCTGCAGCCCGGGTTCGCACTGGTCATCAAGACGGGCATCGCCAACGAGCTCGCGGAGAGCGGGCGCTTCGACGTGGACGCGGACCGCGCGACGCGCATCGCGCGGCGCCATGCGCGAGCGCTCGGCCGGCTGAAGAAGGCGAACATCCGGACGCCGGAGTCGCGCATTCGGAGCGACTTCGCGACCATCGGCTACTCGCGTCGGGTCCACAACCTCTACACGGACTCGTAACCACCATGCGCCTGAAAGGATTCGCCAACGGGGCGTACCGAAGCCAAAGCCTGATCGCCGCCGGCGAGAAGTGCATCAATCTGTTTCCGGAGCGGGTGCCGTCCGGCAACAAAACCCAGATGATGCTCGTCCCGGCGCCCGGGATGAGCGAGTTCGCGACGCTGCCGAAGGCGCCCGGCCGCGGCATCTTCTGCGAGCGCGGGCGCCTGTTCGCCGTCGGCGGCAACGCGCTGTACGAAATCGACTCGACCGGTGCGACCGTCACCGCGCGTGGCGACCTCGTGGTCGACGCCAACCCCGTCACGATATCCACCAATGGGGATGGCGGGGAAGAACTGCTCGTCACGTCCGGGGGCCGCGGGGACATCCTCGCGCTGGACACGAACACCTTCTTCCCGGGCGAAGTCAACGACATCACGTTTGCCGGCCAGCTCGATGGGTTCTTCGCGGGGCTCCACGTGGACGCCGCCGCCCAGACCTCGACGATGAAAATCAGCGAGTCGTTCGACGGCCAGACGTGGGACGGCACGCAGATCGCGCAGCGGACGGCGGCCTCGGACCCCTGGCAGGCCATGATCATCGTCAAACGTGAGATTTTCCTGTTCGGCGAGAAGACGGGGGAGGTCTGGTTCAACGCGCGACGCTCCCCGTTCCCGTTCGCGCAGCGGTCTGGCGCGTTCTTTGAAGTCGGCA